CAAAGAAAGAAGTGCCTGCGCGGGATGCGAAGTAAACGTCTTGCTCGGTGTAGGTTCCGGTTCCTTGGTCTGCGGTGTTGTGGGTCGTGGCGCCGTTGACGGTGAGACTGTTGGTATCGCTGCTTATTCCAGTTTGCGTGGAAGCAGTCAGCCTGTCTGGTGCGGCAATTGAGGCCACTCCTAGCGACACCAAGCTGCCACTCGAACGGGAGGCAACAGCCCCGACCCCTCCAGTTAGCGGGCCAAACAAGGCCAGCGAGCCGGAAGTGGCGCCAGAGTTCACGCTTGACTCTATAAGCAAGGCCGTCGCAGCATCCGACATCTTCTGCCCAGCCCAGAACACATACGCTTGCGTCGCCCCGTTCGGGTTCATGTGGCTCTGGGCCCAGTCGTCCGTGACAGCACGCCAGTAAGTTGGGAAACCCGTTTCGTCGTAGTCGCTGGCGGTTGTGACGCGCTGATACTCAGGCAGGCCAATCGTGGCATCTGCCTCAAACCGCAGATCAGCCGTCAGCACCTCGCCCGCCACAGTCAGCGTCAAGCTGCCAGCGGTGCAGGTGATGGTGTGCGAGCCTGCGGAGTAAACACCCGTTGCCGCACCCGAGAGCGTGACCGTGCCAGCGCCCGTGAAATACAGGCGGTACTGCGTGGCAATGGCGGTGATGCTCTGCGTGGCGAGGGTGTCCGTCGCCAGCAGTTGGTTGTACCGGCGCGAGAACTCACCACGCGCTGCGGCGGTGGGCTGCCGCTGGTGGTGGCCGGGGAGTTCCCTTACTGTCAGTCCCGTGACTGTGGAAGAAGCGGTCCCAAAATACAACCGCATTTTTGTGGCGTTAGCCGGGGTTCGGATAATTCGGCTTGTGGACCAGACAAAAAGGTCTGGCGACTGCGCGGCGTCGTAGACGTAGGTATTTCCAGAAATTTCAAACTGGACTCTCAGTATGTCCGCACTACCGCCGATAGGTGTGACCTCGTATGCCGAGTTGGGCGAAACGGCCACAAAGTCGAGGCATTTGCGGCCCTCAGCTAGGACCCAACCCGCATCTGCCTGCCCAACGTTGAAGTACCCCGCTGGGCTTTTCATCTTGAAGATGTCCGGCCCCCGCACCAACCCATCCGAGCGGTCCAGCAGCAGCCCTTTGCCCTGCCCTGCTCCAATGGGATAGGTCACTGGCACCGTACCGGCTGCGTCGGAGAACAGCACACAATCCTGCGGGCGCCCGGCTGCAATCGCGGCCATGTTCTTGGCAATGCACTCGTCGTAAGAAGGGCGAGCCGGGTCGGTGTAGATCGCGGCTACGCGGCCTGCGCCTGCGGGGAGCAGTTGGGAGACGGTGAGGTCGCCCGACCCATAGATCGCAGTCAGGGCGAGGGACAGGCTTGAGAGCTGCATGGCTTAGTACAGTGCCCAGATGTCGGTGGCCGTGCCGCCAGTGCGCACTTGGCGGACCTGCAGCGGGTTGTACCCCTGCTGCAGAGGGACGTCGGTACGGATGGTCCCGTCAGCCTGCATGAGGTTGGCGGTCCCAGGAGAGCCGACCAAAAGCCCGCGAGTGATGCCGCCGGGCAGATCCGCATCTGCTTTTGTGACGGGATCGTAGACCGACGCGGACACAGTGGCGTCCGCCGTGCGATACGCAGGTACGCGCGTTGCTGTAGCCATACATCACTCCTCGGGGTTCTGCCAGACCTCGTTGACCTTCGGCGTTGCCGGATCATCAGCCTGGAACTGGCCGTTGTCTTTGTGGGCGCGCTTGCGCGGTTTGGGCGGCGCCGGCGCTTTTGCCGGAGCCTCGGTCACCACGGCAGCAACGCCTTCTCCCTCAGCAAACGGGGTGTAGGTTGCGTTGCGCATGGGTGCCTCACTTCTGGACGTAGAGAACCGTCACGATGAAGCGGCCAGCGGTCAGAGCATCAGTGCCCACCGCATTGCGCACGTAGACCGCGGTGTCCGCCGTGGTCGAGGTCTGCCAGGCCAGCTGCGTGGCTGCCGTGGGCGTGCCGCGAAAGCGCCCGCCCGCCGTGGTGGCGACCGCCGCCATCAGCTCCGCACCGCCCGAGGTGGTGCCCACTGACACCGTCGTGGTACCCGTAGCCGCAGCCTCCACCTGATCAACCACGATGTCCACGATCTGCGAGCTCGCCGGCAGATAGCCCAGCAGGGCGTCGTGGTTACCCGTGGCGTCACCAGTCAGATCGCCCGAGTCATAGGATTGGGAGAGCACCACGTTGCCGACGTTGGCCTCGGCGTTGTAGCGCTGCGTGCCGGCACGGATCGGTCCGGAGAAGGTCGTCACACTCATGACGGTGTCCTTTCATGCGTTGAGGCACAACAGTCTTCATGAGGTCCGCCCGGCCGGTCTGCAGTGCCTGGATGAAGTCCGGGGTTGCACGATTATGGCACTTCAGGTAGCTGGCGTCCAGCAGTCCCAGAAAGCTGTGCCGCGATCTTCCGAAGCTCCGCAACGACACGCGCAGGAAAACTCCTGCTCACCTGCTCCCAATACACCGTCAGGTCGCCCTTTATGTCTAGTATCAACTGGACGATGGCTACCTCTAAATCCTCTGGAAGCCAAAACACGTCCGTGTGAACTTCATGGCGCCCCCAGCGAAAGCCGGAATACCGAAGCTCCGTAGGCCACTCAGAAGTGCCCGACTCCGGGGCGTCGGTGTACACCGCGACGACGGCGGCCTTCACTGTTTTCTGGTGCATATAGGCCAGGTCTTGCTGTTTGTTCCGGGGCTTGGCGGGCGTACTGCTGACGTACCGAAAAGACCAACCCGCCCGTGGGCCTTTCGTCAGTGGAACTCCAGATTTGAGCGCGCGGGTCACTGTAGGCGGCTTGAGCCCGAGGGCGCTTCGCAGTTCAGTGATGCTCGCATATCTGGTCTCCGTACCGTCCGGCGCCCTAGCGACAACCGGAGCCGACAGCTTGGCACGCGTTTCGGCCGTATGGGTACGCCCTACCCAATGTTTGTGGCTCCGGCCAGCCTCGATGTTGGCGCGAATCTTGGCCAACCCCTCCGCAGACACCTTGCGCCCAGGCGCCTTCGGCTTTCCGCGCTGCGTATCGCCTATCTTGGCACGGACCTCGGGGGATACCTGTTTGCCGTAGCGGTAGTGGCTGGCGCCGGCATGCTTCCCTACCCGCGCCCGGCTAATCGCTGCTTTTGTTGCCTCCGTCAGTACCACCCCGAGCCGCGGCGCGGTTGCCAGCGGGTTAATGTTGTAGCACTTCGGGTCCCCGACATGTTTCATCAAGTAGCTGTCTTCAATCTGCAGCGTGTGTGCCCCGTCTTGGAGGGTTTCCAAGACTTCAAACACAAACATCTCCTCCCCGTATTTATTCCACGCCGCTTGAAGCCTCGGGTTTTTGTGCTCCCCGCGGCGAAGTGCGTATTTGTGCTGCCACACGCGGCGCTCGAACGACTCCGCGCTTCCGATATAGAAGTGGCCGTTCGCCATGTTGGTGATGCGATAGATGACTGCCATACAAGTCCTTTACGGTATAGGGCTAAGGAACGTCACTATACCACGGCTCCATAGCTTTGTATCATATGCGGGCGTAAAAAAGGCCCCGAAGGGCCTTTTTGTAGTACCTTTTAGGTACTTTTTAGATCGATCCAGGGCTTCCCCAGATACCCAACGGGTCGCTGACGCCGAACGAATAGCGCTCTCGCGCCTTGTAGCGTGCATTCCCCGTGTCGAAATCGGGGTCCATACTGGTCTTCAGCGCCACACGGGTGAAGTGCTTCAGGCCATTGGGCACGTCCGTCAGCATGAACCACGCATTCGGGTCGGTCAGGTAGTGGTTGACGGTCCAGCCACCAGGCACCGCGCCCATGGAGCGGATTGCATTGATGTCATTGTCCGCGGTACCCACACGTTGCTGGGTCTTCATCAGACGCTCAGCCACGAACTGCAGGGCCGGCGGGATCACCAGCTTCTTGGGCTTGGCCGCAATCAGAAGCCCGCGTTCGTCCGTCCAGGCAGCAATCTGGATGATGGCCGCCTCCAGCGAGGTCTCATTCAGGTCCACGCCAGCCGTCGGGCGGTTGGCATTGGTGCCGCCGCTGACCAGCGGGTGGGCAGTGCTGAACAGAGTCTGACCGTCACCATACACCGGGCCAGCGAAGCCCTGGTTAAGGATCGCAGCCGCCTTGACCTGCTTGGTGTAGGCCATGGCACGGGCCAGCGCCTTGGTATAGCGGCTCGACAGACTGTCGTAGAGGTTGTCTTCCATCGCCTCTTCGGTGATGGAGAACCCCATTGCGATGGTCTCGTGGGTGTAGCGAGCAGTCCACGCTTCCTGAGCGGAGTCGTAAACAATGGCAGCGCCTTCACCCTTGACCGGCGCAGCACCGAAGCCCGAGAGCTTGGTCTCCTCTTCAAAGGAGCGGTCCGAGGTTTCGGTTTCGTAGATCTCCTTGTGCTCCTCGCCGTACTTGGCGTACTCGAGGCCGAACAGGGCGTTCAGTCCAGGCAGGAGCTCCTTCAGGAGCTGGGCACGAGAAATGGCCATGGTGTCCCTCCGTTATCAGTTGGCCAGAACGGTCGAGTTCTGGTACATGTGGACGCCGGCGTTGAACTTCACGATGCAGTCCGTGTAGTCCGAGCCCGGGTCGACGAAATCCACGATACGCACTGCGAGCGTGGCGGTATTGGCCGGCGTGGACAGGCGGATCGTCGACAGGCCGGTTTTCGAGTTGCCGCCGAAGTTCTCCAGCGCGGCGAACTTGCCCAGCACCGTGGCAGCCACAGAGCCGGCAGCCTGGACCTGGAACAGCTGATCCGGATCGTCATAGACGTGGATCATGATGCCCGTGTAGCCCGCATTGACCGCGTTGGCCGGCAGG